TGTTGCAACTGATCGTTCAGTTCCACCAGATACTTTAACAGTTCCGTGATCGGCAGCTCTAGCCAATACTGGACACCGCCCCCAGTCTCTCGCGCCATTCGCACCACGATGGAACGCAAGAGATCCGTTACGCTTTGTCCTCGTCCGGCGAGCTGCCACAGGCTTTTAGGGCTTCGTTCCTCACCGCTATGTAGTAGCGGCGCGGCAGTTTCATTATCAGCCCCGGCGGGACGTTGGCCACCTGCGCGGCAAGAATCGTGTGATAGAGGTGCTTCATCTCCGGCAGCACCACTTCGTTTTTGTCAGCCTTGTAGAGTTTGCTGAACGTTTTCTCGGCTCGCTGGAAGTCCTTCCCGATGAGGCTATCCCAATCGAAAATCAGATGCGGATACTTCTGACCGTCGTATTCGAATGGCTCCTTAAAAGTGAGCCGCATCGGTGGTTGCGGCGGCTCGACTCTTAATTCGCGGAACTCTAACTGTTCTTCTTCAACGCCTGCTGCTAGGCGGTTGACCGGCTCTGCTGTTGTGACGTCATCGTCATTATTGTTCATGCCGCATCTTGTCCATCAGATTGCGGCTTAGGTCAAACCAATCAGTTGCCGGATGCGTAACGCTTCGTCCTCCAACGCTTGTCCGTTCCACCACCTGCAGATGCCGTTTTCCTTGTCCACTTTGCAAACGGCCGTGTCATTGAACAGCACCGACAAACTAATCAGCTCGTATTCGGTTTCGCACTCCTGCTTCGTGCCGATCTCGAGCTTCCCAAAGTTGAATCCCTTCGGCGCGGTGCCCATGATAAACCGCCAGCCGTTGTGAATGATCTTGTTCGTCGAGCTGTCGTGATACTGCATTGCCGCCCACGCATCGAGGTTGGCGCCGTTCTGGATCGTGGAGAACAAAGCGTCGTCAACAATCGTCAGCCACGTCACCTTCACCGAGTAAGGCTGGAAGTGGCATTGCACGGGCATTGCGATCTCGCCAAAGATGCCGCTGCCTTTCAGCGGATCTTCCAAGTTCTTCAAGTCGGGCAGCGTAACGTTGCCACAACCGATCAGACGTTTGCCATCTTTAAAGATGCTGTAGTTGGTGACGTGATTTGGAATTTGCATTTGTTAGTCTCCTTTGGTGCTGCCGATTTTGTTACTATCCTTTCGCTGCCGCTTTCTTATTGTTCGCTTTCTCGGGTTGCGCTGCCTGCCCCTCAACCGTCGCACCGGACTGCGCTTGTGGCACGGTCTGCGCTACGGCTGCGCCTCCTGCCTGACCAGTATCTATCGACGGCCAGAGGTTGGCAATATACGGAACCCAATACTCGATCTTGAAGTCCAGCCACTCAGCCGGAGTTGGGACCGCGATGTAAATATGAAACGTGTAATGCCCATTGAGAATCTCCGTCGCCGGATTCTCGCTCTGGTTGAACGCAATCGACGCGCCGATCAGTGCGCCTGTGGCGGTGATGCCGTCCAGCCACATCTGGATTGAATTGACGATCGCGTCGATCAGCCGGCGGTTACCTGGCTCATCGACTTCCTGCCAGATTGTCAGCACAACGGTGTTGCCGATGTAATCGAACATGCGGCGCACCGGAATGAACATATCCTTCACGTCGGTGTCGCTCGGGTAGCACGCCGTGCGGTTGCCCCAACTGCGCCAGCCGCCGATCCAGTTGAGCGCGGTGATGACGCCTTGACTGTTGAGCATGTTCGCATCAGCCAAGTGCATCGTGATTTCCGTGCCGTCAACGTGCTGTAGCGAGTTCATCCGCAGGTTCTTGTTTGAAGGCGAGCAATACGGCATCCCGCCGCCTTTATAGGTGTCAGTCCATTGCAGGAGCGGCCCTTGCTGGCTGGCAAAATTGAACTGCTTAATCACAGCCACGGCGCTACCTGGCTGGCCAGTGATCGCGCCCACCAATGTCGGTTTGCCGAAGCAGCACTCTTGACGCGGAAACACGATGTTGTTCGAGTTCTTCCATGCGTTCACGTCTTGCGCTTTCTTTATCGTGTCAGTCGGCACGTCGATGATGCACGTGCAAGCGAAGCAGCCGTTGATATTCTCGCACTTGGCTTCCATAGCCGCTGCCACAGTCGGGTCATGCGACCACGCAGGGCAGATGATCACGCCCGGCACGAAGCCAGTTTTTTGAAACACATCTTCAACGGCTTGCAAGCCGGTGTTTTGCCCCGTGGCAGTAACAACGCCACCGATGATCGTGGCAGCCGTGATCGGTGTGACGACTGGAACTTTGCCTGCCACATAAACTTGTGACGTATCCGAAGGAATCGCGCCAGTGGCAATGCGCGTGATGATCCATGTCGCCGGTTCAGTGGGCGTGGACGGTGACAGCGACAAGAGATAGTCCGTGCCTTGCACGTAAACGGGTGTCCCTGCCGGACCTGATACAACGAGAGTGGAATCGTTAATCAGCTGTAGCTCGGTGTCCACTTGGCCGCCGACCAACGTGAATGGCGTGATGGCCTGTGTAGTGGCTCCGGTGAACTGATCGTTGCAAGCGATGTAAGTCACTGGGAACATTCCGAACTCAACGAACAGAGCATCCATGTGCTCGCAGATATCGTAGAGCGCCCAGTTGTTGCTGTAGCCCATCTCGGCTACCGCGTCCTCGTAGCTGGTGTAGATGCGCGGCACGTTGAGGAACTGCTTGCCGTTTGGGGTTTGCCAAAGCGGTGCTGAACCGACAACTACGTTCATGCCTGGATAGGCAGCAACTGGACTGATGACACTGGTTGGAACGTCTTCCCATGAGACGCCGTGTGGAAATGGACCGAGATTAGGCATGGTGTTTGATTTTCACTCCTTTGGGTTTTGGTTTTTGATCTGCTTGGGCTCGTTCAGCGAGCCATTTCTGAACTGCGCGGTAAAGCTCTGGATACCTTCCAACTCTGCCGCGCATGTTTCGAGCGATATCGAAATTGAGTTCACGTCGCACCGCAGCGTATTGCCCAACGGGCACAAAAAGTGGCCCGACAGAAGGACAAGCGGCAATGACATTGTAAAGATAGTCGTGAATTCCGTCACGGTAGATTGTTCCATACTGTAGCCCCAATTGCGGCATGGATGGGCCTGCGTAAATGACTTGGCCTACGATCCGTTGCGTTGCCATAGGTTAATGTCCTCTGTTGATGCCGATGCGTGCAAGTCAATGTGCTCGGCGGGGATGATGCGTTCCAACGTTTCGTCTGGCCCAGGTAGCGGCCGCGCACTCGGCAGTTGCCATGTCGTGTGCATCTCACCGACGTAATGCGGGAAGAAATTGTTCACCGGCACGGTCCAATCAATCGGCAGAATGATCGGATAAGCGTCGTCGATGCCTTTCTGTCCGTAGCTTGTCAGCGCATACGCAGCAACCTCAATCATGTTAACCAAGTCTTGATAGCCGTGGCTGTTTGGATCCTCGTCGTAAGCATGGAAGAAAATATGGACGCCAACGTGCGTCTGATCTTTCTCGACGTGCCCGTGAACTGTTTGCACGGAGATCGAAGGAAAGTCCGGCAGTTGCGTCGGGTCAAGCTCGCCTGTCACGGTGCGCGGGACGCGGCCACGCACCACCCTCGGCGGCACTTTACCTTGTAGCGTCTGTGCCCTCTCTGTCGGGTCGAATGAGACGGGTGGCGTAAAGATCAGCGGGTTCACTTCCGGTTCTTGCGCCAGATCGTGTTTCTCGCGGAACGCTGGCTGCTGTTGCAAGTTCACGGCCGGATTGTCGAGCTGGTAGGTGTTCGTGAATAGTTGCTCGAGGAATTGGCGCAGCTTCTTCTCCAAATGATACGCAGAGATTGCGCGATATCCGAAGTCTGGCCCTCGTGCGTCAGTGAGATTGGTCGGTGGCATGGCTATGGATTGGCTGCGGCCTTTAACAAGCGTTCCATGTGGTAATCCATGCGCCTAACAAATGTAGAACGCATCTCCGAGATCACCTTGTTGCGCACGTGCGGCTGGCTGGCCATGATCGACGCGCCGATTGCCAGCAAGCGTTTGATCGGCAGACGCGCTTTGCCGACGCGGGTAAAGATTCCGACGAAAGCGTTCGGCATCCGCTGCACGAAGCCATGCGGAATGTTGCCGCCTTTGCCAATGCGCACTTCGGCGTGAACCATGCGCGGGTGCTTCGGCGGATTCTTCGGCGTGTGCTTGAACTTCTCCAAGCCGAGCATCCCTTGTTTGATCCAGACTGCGCCACCGAGATTCAGCGGGTTCGCATAGCGCGTGCGCACGGGAATGTCAGCCGCCTTGATGGTGTAGTCTTCGCGGATCTCTCGCTTCATCACTGTGCGCCCGTGGTTAACAGCGCGATTGATCGAAGGCACCAGCACACGCGGCACACCGTTCTTGATGAAGCCAATCGTCTTGATGACTTTCTTGACCGCGCTGGCGTCGAGTTCAATTTCGACCATAAGACGTAGGCTGCGAGCGCATCGCGCTCAGTGAAAGTTCGTAGAGATGTTCCTGATCGGTGCAATCCAGCACTTCCCACGGTTGGTTAGCTGGCGAGTAAATGAGCTCGCCAGCCACCGGAGCACGCGGCAGATACTTGTGTGCGATGTAACAGCGCACGTCGCCCATGAACACACCATGAACAGTAACAACAGGTGACATTTTGATTGCATCCTTGTCCCACACCACAGGTGCGGTGAAAACGATAAAGCCCCCGTGACCGTCGTTGATGCGGAACTCACGCACCACGGCGAACTCGTTCGTGTTCATGAACACGTTGTCCAAGTCAGGAACGAATTGGTCACGCAGGCTCATCGCCTTACCAGGTTGGTTTGAGGATTTTGAGGCCGATGATCACAAACAGCGCCAGCGTCACCAGCGAGTTAGCGCGGGGATACCACGCCCACGCCGGTGACGCGAAGCAGCCGAGAAGAATCAGCACCAGCAAAACCCAATAGATGATGGTGAGCAGGCCCATTTATTTCTTGTGGCCTCCAGCACTGTGATGAGCACCGCCTTCACCCGTTTCCTTGCTCTTGCCCTTGGCGTTCTTCGGCTCGGGCTTCGGTTGCGGGAAGAAGTCAACACCTTCCTTGCCTTGCGGCTGTGCCTCAGGCGGACCCTTGTCAGGATCATTCGGATCGAAGTAAGCCACTTCGCCCGGTGTCGGGAACGGATAACTCACGCCCGTGATTGCTTCGATTAACCGCCAGCCG